CCTTTTTCATTTCAACGGTCTTTTTCTCGATCGGATCCTGATAGATGTGCCACAGGAAGGCGGCATCAGCATACCCGAGAGATTTGAAAATGTTTTTGAAGTTGGTGAATTTCAGGCCATACCTGGCGATGTTCCGGGACAACGTGAAATCATCGATCAGATGTTGCGCCTTTATCACCCCGGAGTTTATTTCCTGGACTACCGGATAAATCCGTCCCACGGCCTCCTCGATGGTGATATCGTCAAGCGGCCTCCACAGGTCAATGCACCAGTCGCTTGCAATGGTGAACCAATTACAGGACGAGAGATGCCGGCCATCCCTCCAGAAATAGCGGTCGGTTTGCCAGCGGTTTTCCGCAATATCGTTCCCCCAATGCGCCACGGTGTCTTTGGTCAGATAGGCCGTCATGTCCATCAGGTCAGGATGGATCAGCGCATCGCTGTCGATGTATATATTCCAATCGTTCTGATGCTCCTGGGCCAGCTCAAATATCTGCAATTTCTCATAGACCGGTGGCGCATCCGGGAACTTCCGCTCCTTGATTTCAAAAATCTCTGCTCCAATTTTCCGCGCATAATGCTGGATCAACGGATAGGTGATCTCGCATATCTCCGGCGCGTAATTGTCGATGTTCAGCAGATAGATCGTTTTTTTGATCTTCTTATTCCACATGGTTTGCTCAATATCTCCTTTTCTTTTTGTAATGTTCTGGCGCTACCTTGATTTCCGGCTGTTCAATGCTGGCTGTTTCCACTAGATCGAATACCGGGATTGCTGCCCCTGAATTGATCCACCGCAGGGCCGCATGTCTTTCCATTTCCGTTGTTTCTCCAGACTGATGTGAAAAATTAGTCCCATACACATCCGTTAGGAATTTGATTTTCATTCGCTCCGACCTTTCCCGGCAGAGCACGCGGTGCCCCGCCGGGTAAGCTGACGTAGGATCTATTGATGGCTAAGTTGCATTGTTGACGAAGGCCTTGATGGACAAAGCGTCAACTTGTTTGCCGTCAACTCGCTGGTAAATCCGGAATCCAATCTGGCCTGTGCCCGCGTAGAGTTCATTCAACCGTTGCAGGGCAATCCCGCCAACCTCGCGAATCCAGTATCCGGCCTTGAAGTCTCCGAATAGAATGGATTTAGCGCTGTTGGCCATAGAAACCATGTCAGGATCGGCATAAACAGATTTCCCGAGAATGGTGTCAGGCTGACCGGCTTGCAGACCAGGTTGCCAAACATAGGTGGTATCATTGGCAATCCCAGTTTTCACCTTGCGAATGGATGCGATGGTCGTGTCATTCATGACCCAGGTTCCGTTGACACGATAGGCCGGAAGAACGCTATGGTAGAGACTGATCAATTCATCCCCAGTCACAGCTATGTTGCTGGCCCCGGTGTTTCCGGTGGTGACGTTGTTGCAGATTCCGGTCGGTTTGTTGGAGCCATCTCCGACTACGAAGGCGGTATTTTGGAGCACGCCCAGGTTTTGACCAAACACCTGAGCCAATAAAGCACCAATATCAAATGCCGAATCCATCAGCAACTCTTCGCTCACCTGAGCAATATGAGTTGCCTTGTAGGAATTCAACGTGACCTGGCCGAACGTCGGATCGGATTCAGCGAAAGCCGCTCCCTCTACGTTCCAGCCTGAGCTACCAAATGCGCTCACACGCGGAACCGTGATCGGTTCGCCGCCGGTCGTTTGGAATACCCGAGAGATTTGGCGCATAACTCCAAACGCCCTTTGGTAGATCACGATTTGATCAGCCATGGTTTGAGGAATAGAGTATCCACCAGCAGAAGCTGTGCTGGAAAGATCTCGGTATTCCGCGGAAGTCATCTGGCCGCGAATGAAACGCAGAAAGTTGTCTTCCTGCTTTTTGGCGGGAGGCTGGCTAGAATTCTCTTTCGGCCCGATTACATTTCCGAGAGACGATTCACGGGTTTCGAGTTCCTCTTCCCTCTTGATTGAGGCTTCCAGTGCCTTGATTTCGGTTTCAATGTTTTGGTAATTCTGTTCCTCTTCCCCGTTCAGCGCAGTCCGTTTATCGGCCCAGGCTTTGTCAACAATCTCGCGCTGCTTGGAAATCAGCCCGGCGCGCTTGTCCTTTAATTCACTTGATTTAACCATCTTATTGCCTTTCGGTCGGAGGGAAGGGCAATAAAAAAAGCCCAAACCACCGACACTTGAGATTTTAAGTGTCTGTAGTTTGGGCTTCCCGTGCTGGTCTGCCTGCAGCTACGTTACCGATTCAGCCACCCATCCGAGCTAGAGGGGCTGGCATCCACGGCCAAAAAAATTGTCAATTACATTTTTCTCCGAATTGGTTTCCCTGTCAATAGTATTTTTTCTCATCCAATTCGATAGTGCGCTTGAGCATTGAAATCGGCCGGCCAGTTTCCGCGACTTCTTTTTTCATGTAATTCATAATTTGGCGGCCCTCTTCGCCTACCTCCGCTGCAGACCTCAATGCAATATCAGTTTGCGGATAGGCTGGATATGTAACCGGGGAGACATCATAAAGCTTCACCTTGGTTAGAGTCCTGATGAGCGTCCCGTTGATGTCCTCATCCCACGATTCACCATCCGGAAGCACACGAAATCCAAATGAGTTTTGGGTGATATTCCCGGCTTCGATGTTTGCAATCAAATCCCTGGCCACCTGGGTATCAGACGGTTCAATTTCATAGTACAGGCCGGTATTATCTTCAGAAAGCCGGAGTGTGTTCGCCTGGTTCCTCCCCAGTATAAAGTTTGGATCATGATTGAACAATGCCCGGATATCATCCTCGAGTATGGTTTTTGCAAAGGCACCAGGAGCAATTTTCTCGCGGAAGCCCCACATTTCAACCGATAATTGATTAAAGACAGCGGCGTGCCCGGTGATTTTTCGCTTGCCATCATCGTTTTTGATCCTCAGCTCGACCGGATATTCCCTTCTTTCAATTTTTTCCATAATTCCTCCCTAATAGCGGCTGAATCCGCGAAATAATCTGACCAGGCAAAAACTCGGTCCAATCGTCAGCAGTCTTTTCCAGCCAGTGGCTCGCATCCTTCTCATCCACCGCCGACCGTTCCATCAGCAGGTTATAGATGCTGGGCTGGATGGAACAGGCAGTCAACGATAATGCCATCTCCTGAGATTGTTCCACACCAAACAATGCCGCCAATGGTAAAAATATATCTTTGACACAGGAAGATATCTCCATCTGGACATCCAATAAACCATTCTGCGATGACCTATGCATTCGAACCGTCTTTCTCAAAACGGAAATAGCCTTGGCGGCTACCCTTTTCGCTACGTCGTCAACCATGATATCCATGGCAGCCGGATCGTATCTCGGTACATCCACAGGACCATTCGGAACTGGTTCCGGTTCAACTGGTTCTGATGTTTTTCCAACCTGTTCCAGTGGTATCATATTCAGCGGAGCCAGCCTGATATCTCCTTCCGGCCCGATCCGGTTTAGATTTTCCCGTTCCCTGATTTCATTAACACTTAGCCAGCCATTATTCCGGCCCACAGAATAGGCCTCGTACCTGGTTTTGATGTCACCGCGCACGAGGTTGTCAACCAATACCTCAACGTAATATTGACCCCGATCGGATGGCCAGAAAAGATCCCGGGAAAGGGCCTCCTCCCACTTGGTGAACCATGGCAACATGCAGAATTGGACGAATTCCAAAGATTGTTGTTCAATATTGCTAAAAGTTGCTTTGTCCAGATCGCCAGCTAAATGCGGAGGAACACGAAACACCCTGGCAATGTCCGCCACCTGAAACCTACGCAGATCCAGGAATTCCGCATCCTTGCTTGTCATCCCGATGTTCTGCCATTTCATTCCAGACTCAAGGATCGCCACCTTCCCGGCATTATGCAACCCGGAATAAACCTCTGAGAATCTTTTCTTAAGCCGTTCATAGGCCGAGTCATTTAACGTTCCATCCGTCTGTAGGATCCCGCGGATCGCGGCGCCATTTGACAGGATCCTGGAGCCATGCTCTTCCGCCGCCAGGGATAGACCAATGGCTTCTCGCGCCTGTTCGATAATAGACATCCCCTTGATCCCGTCCCGGCTTAAGGTTTTCAAGTGCAGAATATTTCCGGCAGGAAAAGTGATGGGCTTATTGTTTTGGTCGAGGTAGTGATACCATGCGGGGCCATTATAGTTCACGGAGATTTCAATGGTCATTTTGTCGGGATCAAGGGGAATCAGTTCAACGACAGCACCCTTGCCATCTGTTTTTATATAGGCATACGCATTTCCGCGCAACAGGCAATGCGCGGTGAGCATTTCCTTGAATTCAGATGGTGTTTGCCATGCGTTCGGGGATTCGTGGAGAACTTTATAGACC